CGCCACGGTGGCGGCCGTTTACAGGGTCTCTCGTAGGCTCTGTCTCCACACCGGACCCCTGAGTTAAACCTCTTTGGGAGAACCTTGAATGTGGCCACAAGATATCGACTCCGAGATATGAGAAGCGTTACCGGAGTAGGTACGTATAAATATACGTACCACCCATGGTTTCCGCCTATCGTTTTCGAAGAAGATTGTTCTATGGGGACACGGTTCGATACATGGGACACCGTCGGGCAGTACGACACGGATAATCCGTTCGACTGCAAGATGACGACGTTCATGTATCCACGCCTAACTGGGAAGTATGTCAACGCCGTTGGGGTTACAGTTGCCGATTATGACAACTACCCTATTGGTTATAGACCTACTTTAGCCCAGTCATCTCAAGCTCCGTTTGACCGTCCTCCTGACTGGTCAGACTTAGCTACAGACGTCGCGGGGAAAACGAATCCTTCGTCACCCCACGTCAGTCTCCCGGTATTCATCGGGGAGATGCGTGATTTCAAGGACCTTGCAGTTACGCCTGATGATTGGCGCGACTGGATGGACCACCTGCCTAGCCGCCTGGAAGGGTGGCGAAAGCTGGGGAGTATCCCACTCCAGATCTATCTTGCTGGCAGAAAGCTTCTCAAAGCTTTAGCTGCCGGGCATCTAGCCTGGCAGTTTGCCGCCAAGCCTATGATCGGAGACATTAGTAAGCTTCTTGGCTTCACACGCGCCTGCCAGGCCCGTGTGAACGCCCTTATGAAGCTCGCTAGTGGATCAGGTTTGAAGAGACGAGTACTGTTAGGTGAACAGCGATTTATAACGCCTTGGGATGCAGCGGAAACTACCGTACATTCACAAGGTTGTTATATAAAAGCTGTAAGGAGAGTTCACTACCGGATGAGCCAGTGGGCCACCGTCAGGTGGTCACTAGTTTGTCCGACATATCTGGACTCCATGGACAGTGAGGCCATGCTTGATTTAGCACGCCGACTGACCCTTGGACTTACCGGATATGAAGTGCTTTCCGCTGCTTGGGAGCTCCTACCATGGAGCTGGTTAATTGACTGGTTCTTCAACTTTGGAAGTTGGATAGCCGCGTTCAATAACACTATCCCTTGCACCCTAACGTCTCTGTGTTATATGCGTACAACGTCTTCGTTGACGGAGTACAAAATAACACAGAAGCCTTCCTGGTTAGATATAACCGGGGAGATGTACGAGAAGGAGGTGCGAAAGGAACGTATTCCTCTCAATCCCCTTCTTGCGTACTTGCCTCTCGTGACTCAGCCCGCCCTTGGGGTGGGCCAAATGTCGATCCTGGGTTCCCTAGCCACCCTCAAACTGAGGTGGTAGGTGTACTCGGGGAAAGGAGTTCTACCTATGTTTGGGAATACACTAGAGCTTCCCCAGGGTGCCTCGTCGGTTACCCTGGTGAAGGTCGATTCGTCAGACCGCTACTCGAGCGAATACCTTTTCAAGGGTACGCTCAGTGAGCATCGTGTCCGAATTCGGCATTCTAAAACGAAGGCCAAAAACGGACAGCCCAGCAAGGATCGTCACAACGTCGAAGTTGTTGAGACGGTCTATGCAACGGCAGAGGCGCCCGAATTCTCACGGAAGGTGTATGTTGTCTTTGAGCAATTGCCCTCGGACAACGATACAACTAACGTAGATGGATTAGCTGATTGGCTAATCTCCGGGACCGTCCTCGCGAGTCTGATGGGATGGGAGTCGTAAGCGGTTTTTCCGCGAACGGCGACCACCACGTGAATTCCTAAGCGTGGCGTAGACACATGAAAGGTAATACCTCATGTTGAAAAGCTACGTGGCAGAACTTATGTTGGTATACGATGCTCTTTTCGAAGACGCAAAGTATACCTTTCCGGCACTGGAGAGTGATTTGGTGAAAGACCAAGTTACCCTCTACAAGCAAGTTGAGTCTCGGGGGATATCTGTCTTCGTGACAGAACTTCCGAGACTAGGGAAGCACTTCGATGAAGCGCTATCCCTAGGCACGTACTTTCAGTCACATCTGCCTCTTTCGAGAGCTGGACGTGACTCGGTGCTACCCCTCTTTATGAGGAGTTTGCACTTACGTGTCTTCGACGAGCTTGGCAACTTGAAGGAGGATCCAGATGTTGAGTCTATTATCTTTCTTCGCCAGTTTTATTACTGCGCAAAGAAAGCAAAGATTCAATGCAGCGATGAGAAAGTTACTGCAGCTGTGCAGAATTTTCTTACCGTCGATGAAAGTCTCCCTACGCCGAGTGCGTTTTGGAGACTTGACCATCCGAGCCTTGACGATCTATCTCGGACCACGAGGGGCTTTAAGGCCCAACTCGTGGAAGAGAAGGAAAGTCAGCCAGAATGGTACCAGCTCGCATCACTCTTGAATGAGTATGATGCACGGCTGGACATCGAGACCCTTGCGTTCAACCTCGACGTCGTGTCGGGGCGGATCGCTTCCGCTCTGGGGCCTTATAAGCCCGATGAGTGGAGCTTCAAGCACGGCCCAGGCGCCGTTTCAGACAAGAAAAAGTTCGAGAATAGGTATCTTTTCGATACCTGGCCCGAACGTCTGGAACGTGTGTTCCCACTGGCACGCTATGGGTACCATTCCTATAGCGCGTGGGCAGACGACTGCAGAACTTGTGACGGATCTCGGGCGTCTTGGTGTTACCAAGATGCCAGGGGCCGCTGTCTTCCCGGAGCACGTGCTCCTGGGGGGACTGCCGACCTTTGGTCCGCCTTGTATGCAGTTCCTAAGGATTTCGAGAAGCCGCGACTTATCGCGTCTGAACCGTCCTCGCATATGTGGTGTCAGCAAAACATCTGGCACTACATGAGGACGCGAGTGCAGGGTAGTTGGTTAGGGAAGTTCATTAAATTTAATGATCAATCCCGAAACCAACAGCTCTGTCTCGAGGGATCCTACACTGGAGCTCTAGCGACCGTTGACCTCTCTGAGGCTAGCGATCGTGTGAGCTGTCTGGCCGTAGGCAACCTGTTTCGAGGCCATTTCGGTCTCTTACAGGCCCTACAGGCGACACGCACCCGTTGTGTGAACTTGAATGGTGTGGGTGGCCATAACGGCCTCCACTACCTCAACAAGTTCTCCACGATGGGGAACGCCTGTACCTTCCCGGTCGAATCTTTGCTCTTCCTCTCGGTAGCTATTGCCTCGTGCCTCACGGCATACCGGCAACAGCCGTCGATGAAGAACATTAAGAAGCTGGTCGGGAAGATCGCCGTATTCGGGGACGACTTAATTGTGCCCTCGAATTGCCGGATCTGCGTGGGAGTGGGCTTGTCCCTTATCGGGGCAAAGATCAACAACCGCAAGTCTTTCTGGAACGGAAATTTCAGAGAGTCTTGCGGGGTCGACGCCTATGCTGGGATCAACGTGACCCCAGCTTACTGGCGAGCTCCCTACTCACGCACGCCGGACTCTTACTCGAGTACGCTGGATGTGGCCAATAACTTCTACAAGAAGTTCTTGGTCAATACATCTAGGTACCTGGGGTCGACAGTGACTGGTTTCGGTAAAGTACCAGTCACAATCATGGAGTCCGGTGTCACAGGTTTGAAGTCGTTCGTAGATCCTGGGCCACCAGCCGCTAAACGGCGGTGGAACAGGAAACTACAACGCGACGAGGTCTTTCTGCCAATGTTAATCACAAAGGCGGTTAAGACCGAGATCTGTGACGACTCTGCACTGCTCCAGTTCTTCACTGAAGATCCCGATCCAAGCATTGCTTGGCAGTCGGGTGTGGTGCAGAGACCTACTCTCAAAGTGAGACGTAGGTGGGTCCCC